TCCAGAGATTATAATCCATAACAAAGCATTGTTTCTTACCTGTTTCTTTTTCAAGCTCCATTGCTTTGTTAATGCGTTCTGTTGTGAAGTCATTCGGGTAAACTTTTGATGAACCTATGTAGAATATTCCGGGCCTGTGTCCTTTTTTCAAGAAACGAGCATCCAATCTTCTACGAACACTCTGGTAAAGAACAAGAGCTTCATCAAAAATTTCACCAGCATCTTGAGCACGCTTTGAGTTGGCTACCTTTTTAAAGAAGTTAGCTTCGTCAAGTGCAGCAGCATAAATATTCAAACCGATTGTAGATGAATGTGATGATGTTGCACTCATTAATTCGATGTTATTTGGGAATAATAGCGAATCTGCGGCACGCTTATCGTCAAATTGGAAATTTTCTTTAAAGTAAGGAATAATTTTTAGTGCTTCTTTTACACCAGAAAACATATTCTTCTTACCTTGTTTTTCTGTAATAGATATAATCATTACAGTTATTTTTGTATTTGATGCTAGTTCAAAATACTTTTGTGGATGCTTTAAACACGACAATAAATAGAGTTGCCACAACAGGGAAATTTCCATAAAAAATGATTTTCCCCAACCAATACCACCGGTTAATATAGCTTCATTGTATTCAGCATCTTCAGAATGTAATTCACAGAAGTCTTTAAACAACTGTTCATGTAATGTTTCACAAACACCAATCCCGGTGTCTGGATTCTTACCAAGGTAGTATGGGTCTGTCAAAAAAGTTGCAGGGGAAACAGGCTTCCATTTATACGGATTTGCCTCTTCCATTAATTCACCAAATGATTCTTCAATCAATTTAAGAATTAATTCTTCATTTCCCTTGTATTTTTCAAGAAGTTCTTGTACAAAACCCTCATTATCAAGAGTGTTTAAAAGAATCTTCTTTATTTTATCAACTTTATCTATTCTAATCATTTTTTTAAGAAGCTCTTGACTTTCATTATTGCTTCGTGCTAAAATCGCAGTTCAAGCGGATTTAAGACACCTTAATCATAAAACAAAGGGGAATATAATGTCAAGTAGACAATCATTTTTACCTAAATTGATTGGTTTTTGTGGTTATGCGACATCTGGAAAGAATACAGCAGCAGAGGAATTCAATAACTACTTAAAATCAATAAATTGTGACAAAAACTACAAGATTGTTGGTTTTGCAGACACATTAAAAGGAGATATCAAACCATGTATTGATTTTGCGAAATCACATGGGATTGATACAACAACACAAGAATTTAAAACTAAATTTAGACCAATGTGGGTTTTGTGGTCGAGAGTTGCCAAAGACATAACAGGTGATAAAAAAATTTGGGTAAAAAGATTGTTTGATATCATTGATAGATGTACCGATGATTTTGCAATTTGTGATGTTCGTTATGATTATGAAATAGATGAAATAGTCAAACGTGGCGGTGTTGTTATTTTCATTACAAGACCAAACGTAACATACGCCAATGATGAAGAGAAACAATCATTTGAAGAAATTTTCAAAAATCACAAAGAAATTATTGAAAAATTCACAATAGATAACAATGGTTCCAAAAAGGAACTTGGTGATAAAATTTTTAAAAGAGTTGCCATTTATGGATAGAATAAAAGTAGACCTTCTCCACTATACCCCAGATTTTGTTGCCACAAACGCTGTTAAAAAGCCATATAAAAATGAAAGAGCAACTATTGAAACATCTGTAAAAGTAGCATCCCCACCAACAAATCATGGGAGCGTTATTGAACACGTAGTTCTAAATTTTAACATATCTGGTATCAGTCGTTTGTGTTTGGCCGAACTAATGAGACATAGAATGTCGGAATTTGAAATATCTGATATGTTTTCATCAGCAACCGTAGAAAGCACACGATATACCCTAACAAAACTGCTGAATCTAGCACCAAACGATATTGATATCTGGGATTATTTCGTAAAACCAATTTATGACGAGAAGCGATTTAAAAGCATAAAAGAATACAATGAATACATCACAGAACTAAAACTTTTCAATAAATCAATGGTTGATATAATGAAAGTCATGACAATTGAGAACATCACAAACGACTTTATCAAATATTTCTTAATAGAAGGTTGGCGAGTTGATCTGGCATTTACAATAAATTTAAGATCGTTTCTAAACTTCATTTCGTTGCGAAATAACCCAAGAGCACACTTCGAAATAAGACAATTAGCTAGATTAATGCTGGAAACACTCGAAGATACTTATTTAATAAAATATTTTCCAAATTATTGAAAGTTACAAATATGAACAATGAATTGTTTGTGAAAATAATTGGTTTGTTTGAGAATGACCCAAACTATAATGTTTTTTATAAGAAAAATAAATTAGTTTTCGATAAAATACAAATAGAAAACCAATATAACTTAACAATGAAGGAGATTTATTACATAATAAACAATGATATAACTTATGAGATTTTTCTGAAGTTAAAAACATGTCAAAATTGTAATAAATTAACAAATCGGTTTGTAAAACAGTCTCGTGGTTATACAACATATTGTAGCAGACAATGCGTATCTTTATCAAAAAATGTTAAAGAAAAACGGAAAACAAGCAATTTGAATAAATACGGAACAGCAAATCCGTTATGTTCAGAGATATGTAAACAGAAAGCAAAAGAAACATCATTGCAAAAATATGGTGTCGAATATGCATCACAATCTAAAAATTTTAAAGATCGTGTGAAAGAAACGTGTTTAAAAAAATACAACACAACAAATGCATTAAAATCACCAGAAGTTCGGTTAAAAATAAAACAAACATCCCACATGAAATATGGAAGTGATTGTTTTTTGGCTTCAAAAGAATATCAAGAAACCAAGAAAGCGAAGTGCAATGAATTAAATGGTGTTGATTATTATACACAAACGCCAGAATTTAAAGAAAAATGTAGAAAAACCCTTATGATGAGATATGGTGTGGATAATCCGATGCATGTCAAATCATTCAAAAAGAAAATTATCCAAACCAATCTTAAAAAATATGGTGTTAAACATGTTACATCATCCCATGTTAAAAACATAAAACATCTAAATAAACCATTTGTAATAAAACATTTTATAAAAGACGGTTATTTTTTAAACGATGAATTTACAAATTATTTTGGAATAACCGATACGATGATTGGTTATTATAAGAATCTCTGGGGAATTAAAAACAACTCCAAAATAAACAAACAAAGGCAACAAAATAGTTTATGTGATGAACTAAAATCAAATGGTGGTTGTATTATTTCAAATGATAGAAATATTTTAAATGGAAAGGAAATTGATATCATTGTTGATGACAAAATCGCGATTGAATACAATGGATTAATGTTTCATAGCAATGGTAATTCCATTATTAAAAAATTTACAAGAAACATTAATGACATGTACCACATGGATAAGGTGATTAATATAATGACAAATAATTTACATCCATTGTCCATCTTTGAGCACGAATATAAAGAAAATAAGGAATTTTTCATTTCATTTGTCGAAAGAATTAAATCAACAAAAAAGAATATCGAAATTGCTTATAAACCAATAACAAATACAGAAGCAGAATCATTTATATCCAAAAATGAACCATGTTCTGATAATATACAAAACAATATTTGCATTGGTGGGTATATTGAAGATAAACTATGTATCGTTTGTGTATTTCACATATTAAAAAATATTATAGAAATAAATAACATTGTTTTCGACACAAATAACATCAGTTTTAATTTTTTAAGTCTTTTTGACTTTTTAAAGAACAAATATCAAAGCAAGTTAATTTTTTGGTACGATGATTTAAAATATTGCAAACACTTGCTAATTCCCGCTCAACACAGGGAATTGTGTGGTTATATAAAACCAAAATGTTTCTATTTTAAACCATATCCATTTATGTTATATTATAATCAACCAACAGAAACCAGCTTAGATATTCGATGGTTTCATGATTGTGGAAAAGTTATTATGGAGATTAAACCATGAACTATAAATTATTTGACAATGTGTTATCCCAAATTTTCAACAAAGATATTCGAAATTTTACAATAGCATGTCTCAAGGATGCCCCGGATTATTTAGATAAAATCCCGGCAAGTACATCTGGTAAATATCACCCAGATGAATGTTGTGGTGAAGGCGGTTTGGTGATACATGTGAAAATGGCCTGCTGGTATGCAAATTTGTTTTTCTCCGCGTTTAAGTGGGGAGTTGATAACATAAGAACAGATATTATTTTATCCGCACTTCTGTTGCATGACATAGGCAAACAGGAAAGTTATGGTAAGGATTACTGGAAGTATGTAAATCACCCATTAACTGCTGGTAAAATGATAGAAAAAAATAAGCATATGATACCAGAAAAGGTATTTAAGATTATACAAAATTGTGTCCATCAACATATGCATGTATTTGGCCCTAAAAGCATCGTTAAAAACACAGAGGATTTGAATATATGTGAGTTAATCGTATATCAATGTGATTACCTCTCATCGAAAAAAGAACTGAAAATCATTTAACATCAGGAGTCCTAATCGTGTTTAAGTTGACATCTGAGCAACTGAAGGCTATGGATGAATTTGTTCATGAATACATCCATGCAACAAATGCCGCAACAGGTTCTCGTTACGATGCAAATGCAAATATAACAAATAAAAATGTAATTACTCTGTTAGGAGAAATGGTAAAACCAATTTTCCTACAGTATAATAGATACTCAAGATTCAACCAAATGGAGAAAGATTTTGGTAAAGATATTGCAGTAAACTATATTGATGATATAAACAAACATAGAATTTACCAACACGACGAAACTCATAGTTGCACCCCATATTGCCTAAGTATATCAATATATCCATTCTTACAAAATGGTTCAAAATGTATTGGTGGTATTACTGAAGCACCAAAACATCTATCATCGTTCTGTGGTGGTATGATTAATCTAATGAATCAACTTGCGGCATCAGTTGCCGGTGCGGTTGCAGTACCAGCAATGCTTGTTGCATTTGATCATTTTGCCAAAAAAGATTACGGCAAAGATTATTTAGAAACACATCGACATGAAATAAGGCAAGAGTTGGAGCACCTTATCTATTATCTTAATGAGCCGTCAAGCGGTCGTTCCGGGCAATCTATATTTTGGAACGTAAGTTTATTTGATCGAGAATATATCAATGGTCTTTACGGCGACTTTGTTTTCCCAGATGATATGACCAAAGTAGACGTAGAATCATTGATGAGATTGCAAAAATTCTTTTTGTCATGGTTCAATAAAGAAAGGCAGCGTTCCCTTCTCACATTTCCTGTCATTACAGCGGCAATGGTTTATGATAAAAATAAACAAATTGTAGATCAAGATTTTAAAAACACAGTTTGTAAAGAACTATCAGAAGGAAACGGGTTCTTTGTTTACCTTTCAGATAGTATTGAAAGCCTCTCGTCGTGCTGCCGCTTGAGAAATGAAATAAAAAATGAATTCTCATTTACACTAGGAAATGTAGGAGAAATGACAGGTTCCGTTAATGTAATTACAATTAACATGAACAGATTCATTCAAGATACATCAAGACTATCCAAAGAATTACATTTAGATTTTTCGGATTTGTTGATTTCAGAACTCAGAAAGTTCGTACAAAGAATACACAAGTATCACAGATCAATCAGGAATATCTATGAATCTATACGTGATCTGAAAATGTATCCTGCACATGATGCCCATTTTATAGAAATGAATCGACAATTCTCAACGATTGGTATTAATGGTCTTGTGGAAGGTGCCGAATTTCTTGGATATGAAATATCTCCAAATGAAAATTACATGAATTTCTGTGCAACAATTCTTCAAACAATCGCCGAAGAAAACAAGAAAGCAAAAGAAATTTATGGTTGTATGTTCAATACTGAATTTGTTCCCGGTGAAAACGCAGGGTATAAACTTGCTCAGTGGGATAAACGCGATGGCTATGTTGTTACAAGAGAATGTTACAATTCATATTTTTACAGAGTAGAAGATGATGGGTTATCTGTAATTGAAAAAGCAAAAATGCATGGCAAGCTAGTAACACAGCATTTAGACGGTGGTAGTGCTGTCCATTACAACATGGATAGTTATATGACCGCCGAGCAATATTCAAAATTCCTTGATATCAATGCATATGTTGGTGTAAATTACTTCTGCACAAACGTCTTGATCACCTGCTGCGAAGAAGAATCATGTGGATTTATCAACAAGAACACAGAACATCATTGTGTTAAGTGTGGAAGTAAGAATATTTCACATGCAACCAGAATCATTGGCTTCTTAAAGAAGATCAAAAACTTTTCACAAGCCAGACAGGAAGAAGCCGCATTGCGATTTTATCACAAAGATGTTCCATGAAATACACAACAGAACAAATAGTGATGCAAGAAATTCCTTCAGAGATTTCATTATCATTTGAAATTTCTGGGTGTCCACGGAAGTGTCCGGGGTGTCATACCCCGGAGCTTCAACAGGATATCGGAACTGAGCTTACAAAACAAATTTTTGATAAAATCTGTGAAAAGTATGCATCTTATGATGGAAAGTTTTTGTTTAGTTGTGTATTATTTATGGGTGGAGAACAACACCCGGAAATAATTAGTCTGCTAAATCACTGTAAAGAACTTGGATTAAAAACAGCACTTTACACAGGAGCAAATGAATTATCTGTAGATATTGTTGAATTGCTTGATTATGTCAAACTTGGAGAATACATTGAATCGCTTGGTGGATTAACATCACCAACAACAAATCAAATGTTACTAAAAATTATCTAAAGGAGTTTTTTACAATGGAAGTTAAAAAGTACAAAGACATGGAACAAATGAAAAAAGAAACATTTATTGTAATGGGTGAGGATGATAATTGTAAATATGGAGTAGAACGACAAAATTGCATTGCTTTCAAAAAAGATCACCCAGATGCTGTCATTCCTACAAAGGCAGAACCAGAAGCAACTGGATATGATCTTACTTCTGTGGAAGAGGTGATCATAAATCCGGGCGAATTTAAAATGGTTTCTATTGGTCTTAAATGGCAGGCAAGTGGATGGGATATGTCAATTAGGCCGCGTTCTGGACTGGCTGCTAAACACGGAATCACGGTATTAAATACTCCGGGAAGCGTGGATAGTTCGTATAGAAATGTTATCAACGTGATTCTCATCAATCACTCAAAAGAACTGTTCAAAGTTGAAAAAGGTATGAGGATTGCACAGGCTGTTTTCCACAAAGTTGAAGATGTATTGATTGGTGAAGTGGAAGAACTCACAGAAACCATTCGTGGTGAAGGTGGGTTCGGGAGTACCGGAAAATGAAAAGAGCAAAACTTGTTTATTACTGTTCTGAGTGTGATACAACTGTTGAGAAATTTATTGAATTTCGTGGCGATTCAATTCCATTCTCATCTATTGAGAAAGAGCTTAAATGCAACAGAACCGATCATTGCCGCGAAATGAAGTTGACAAAAATCGGTCTTCCTGATAATATAAGTGATAATCAACGCCGCTTGCTTGGTTGATTAATGCCTCTGGGTTAATTTGATCCTCTCACTTCAACCCGGTCTTTGACCGGGTTTTTTCTTTTTTAAAAACTTGTTGACACAATAAATTTTATATGCTATTATCTTCTTATAATGAAGAAATTCAAATATGAACAAATTGCACAACCCAACAAATTTAGATTTGTTGGCAAAGGTTCATGGAAAGAATGTTTGGAATTCATTGTCGAAGAATTTAAAGTATATCGACAATGGGTTCTCAAACAAAAAGAACATATTGGTAAGAAAATGAATCATTTCGATGTAAAGATATTATTCAGGAGACAAACAAGTGAGTGAAAACACAATTTTATTTACAAATATAACAAACATCGTTTTAATTATTTTGTTCTTAATATATCGAGCGAGATTGAAAACTATTGAAAATGAAGTTAATTATAACAAATCATTGTTATATGAATCATATATGGTAACATGCAATATCATTTGTGTATGTGCGAGACAAGATCATCTTTTGGGGGTAATAAGCAGAGCCAATTATATAGATGTTATATTGGCTCAACCAATACCCGACATTAAAAAAGTTGAACATTTTAAATTTGCTGGCATCTATTACGAGGAAGTAAAGGAAAAGATAAATGAAACTCAGAGAAGTATCTTCCAACAAATGGGCCAAAAAGAAGAGCAAACAACCAAAGACGCTTAACAGGCGTCTTTTGGCTGCACCAGTTCGTTATTGTAAATATTGCCACAAACCAATACCAAAGGTTCATGGTTTAAGTGTTAAAACTTATTCAATTAAGGAATTTTGTAATAGGGAACACTATATGTTGTTCCATCGTGTAACAAGAATATGTCAGGAGTGTGGTGTTGAATTTGAATCTCATAAATCAAAATCAGATACACATTGCGCAAATTGTGTTAATAAAAAAGCAGAGGATATGAAATACCGGAAAAAATGCGCAAATCCGACATGTACAAATCTAATTCACCACAAAACAATTCTCCGATTTGGAAAGAAAAAATTCTGCTCACTCAATTGTTTAATAGAATTTTTAGGTGCAAATTTAAGGCGATGTAATAAATGCAACAATCCTCTTGTAAGTCTTAATGGTAATTTAAACGACTATATTAAGCACAAATCACATCTACACTGTGAAAAAACTATTTTCTTTTTCAAAAAAATGGAAGAAATAGCTAAACGAACATACATCAATTATAAGGAGTCCTACATTAATGATCCCGACACAACAGACGACATATGAAGTTCACAGCAATACAACTGGTGAAGAACTTGCGTTTTCGGTTAAAAGTCTCGCAAATATCTTTGAACTCTTACATAAGAGCATGTATAATGACAAACCAACGGCTGTTGCGAGAGAAATAATTAGTAACGCAATAGATGCTACATTAGAAGCTAATTCTAAAAAGAAAATAATTATTAAATTTCCAACAAAATTCAACCCGATTTTCAGTGTTCAGGATTTTGGTATTGGTATTGATAAAGAGCGTTTAAAATGTTTTACAGAATATGGTAATACAACAAAAAAACACACCAACAAAGAAATTGGTTGTTTTGGTCTTGGTGCTAAATCACCATGGTCAATTACAGATCAATTTACAATCACAACTATAACTAATGGTATTAAATATAAATACCTTTGTTATATGGACGAACAAGGTATTGGTAAAGTTAAGGAATTATTCTCTATACCAACAGATGAATGTAATGGAACAACAATAGAGATTCCTGTAACAAATTCCGATTATATTGAAAGGATTGAAAGACAAGCTCGTTTGTTCTGGTATTGTAATCAGGACAAAATAATAATTGATGGTGATGAATTTGATATATATGAAACAATACAACACATAGTTTCTATTAGAGGATTTTTACCATCAAATTATCATGTATTTAATTGGGAAGAATTCAACAGTTCTATTATTATTTTAAATGGTTATGTACCATATCTTTATAGTCACATTAGAACAAATGAATCTGGTTTTAATAAAAACTATACATTTGTTGTTAAGTATGATATTGGTGTTTTAGATTTTCCAGCAACCAGAGAAATAATATCCGATACACCAAAAAATAACAAAATTCTTAATAAAATTGTACCCACAATTGAAAAAGCCAGACAAAAAATATTCGATTTTTTGGTAGAAAGAAAAAAACACAATGAAAAATTAGGAGCTATTACTCATTTTAATTCACCTGTTCGTATACCAGAAGTACGAATACATTATAGTGATGTGCATAGTATTTATCATAAAAATAATTTCAATAATGTATATAAATCATCAACTAAATATACGGAACCAACTAGCCCAACAGCACACTCCATAAGTAATCAAATTGTTGTCGATTTGGATAATTCAAAAAAATATGGAGTATCATATGAAAATTATGCACAACATATTTTTGATTTAAACCCAAAAATAACCGATTTGTATTTTGTTCGTGGCGTTAGTGACGAACAAAAACAACAGTTTGATATCATACCTCTTCATTGTTTTTCTCCAACTCAACCAAAAAGAGAAGTCATCCGTAAACCAAAAGACGAAATCGAAAAGGAAAATATTAAGAATCGTTATGAGATTCTAAACTCATCACACGAATATGTAACACTTGAGGATATTTTAAAAGAACCAGAAAAATATAGAAAAATTGAATGTTTGCGCAATGATATCATCTGTCCAATAATTAAAAAACACATGATTAATTTGAATAATTTGAAATGTGATTGTAACTATAAAATAATAAAAGTTAATAAAACAGACATACGGTTTTTCAAAAAAGTTAAAAACGTGGAAGAAACCGATTTTGTTTTATCAAAACACATTTACAAAAGATTAATATCTGCAAAGATGTTAAGATTTCTGTCATCAGCATTGTTAAAAACCAAATTTAAAATTCGATTATTTGACGAGATACATTCTTTCCTTAGAGAAAATTGTGATTTCCCATCAAACAATCCATTTTTTTCATTTTCGTGGTATACCAACAGCAGAATAATAATTAACAAAACAGCGATAAAAAATAACGTGCTTTATGATATAGATCAATCATACTACAAAGATAAACTTAAAAAAGGTTATAAGTGCATCCATGATATGTTACAAATGTTAAATGATTCTAGTTATTTATTGGTGATCATTGGCAATATTCTTAAAAGCGACATAGAAACTGGTTATAAAAACCAGATATGTAAAATATTTGACGAAATAAAGGAGATTTGATTATGGGTTTTGAATACACTTTAACAAACAAAAGCATTACTATTGTAGACGAAGAAAAACGAGTACATACACTGCCAATTGGTGATAAATACCAACAAGTATTGGCTCTATTGAAAGCAAACAAAATCAAGCGTATTTTAACATTACTTTCACCAAAAGCATCTGTAGAATATGTTCTAAAGGGTATTAAAATATCATCAGAGCACAGCATTGTTTACAATGGAAAAACATATGATGAAAAAGAATACACAGGAATAGTCGAATATATCATTGAAACAGCAAAAAAGAAATTACCATACGAATATCTGTTGAAGTTTCTTGACAACCTTTCAATGAATCCAGATGTCTATTCTCGTTTACATCTTTTTGAATTCTTGCGGCAGGTTGGTATCAAAATCACAGAAAATGGATATATCGCCAGCGTTAAATCCGTTAACTCCGATTATACAAGTCATCATGATGGCAGAACACTACATAAACTAAAAACATTTGTCTCATTTCCTCGCTCGGAGTGTGATTCAAACCCAAATAGTGCATGTTCTACTGGTTTACATAGTGGTGGTTCTTCATATGTAAATTCATTTAGTTCTAAACAAGACAGACACATCATTGTCACAATAATACACCCAAAAGATGTTGTTTGTGTTCCTAAAGATTCGTCATTTCAAAAAATGAGAGCATGTTTGTATTATATTGCTGGTGAATTGACCAAAGAAGAATGGGCTGCTTGGGATAATAGCACACTTGCACCGATATATAACAACATTCTTATTGATTTTGATGCTCTGAAAGTAATCACAGAAAAGAAAGAAGTGAAAAAGGTCGAAGTATCTGTTGCCCGGCAAAACAAAAAAGTTACCAAAAAGACCGGAAAACAAAACAAATCATGGAACTTAACAACAATTTCTCGCAATCGCTTGTCTTTACCATCTGCGATTGTTAAAATGATTCATGCAAGACCAAGTGATGATTTGTTTATGGTTGTTGATAAAAACACAATGTTTTTATACAAAGAACTCCCAAGACACATAGACGAGGACTGTGTGTATAAAGTAGATAAGGACAATCAGGTTTGTATCTCGGATGTCAGATTGAGAGAGATTGGTGGTGGTAATGTATTTAACGTGTCTGTCACCAACAATGCAATAGTCATAAAGAAAGGTAACAATAAAAAATGACCGATATTGTTAGTCTTGTTGCTAAAGTAAAAAATCAGAGAGTTAGTCAATTGGTTAAAAAGAAATATCATTGCGAAAAATGCAATAAAAGCATGATAAGATTATTGCCAAAACTTTACAGTGGTGTTCCTCAATGTTCATGTGGCGAACAAATGCAAGAAGTATAAGAAAGGTAATGGGTGTGGCGAAAGCCACACCCATTTTATCATATGATTAAAACAATAAAAGGCGATCTAGTTCAAATAGCAAAACATACCAGAATATTTGATATTTACATTCATGGTGCAAATTGTCATGCTGTGATGGGTGCTGGAATAGCCAGACAAATAGCACAAACATTCCCAGAGGTATATAAGGTAGACAAAGAAAGCAAATTAAAACCAGAAGAAAAGCTTGGAAAATTTACATATACAAAATTTAAAAACGATATTAACGCAAGGATTTATTTTATTAATGCATATACACAATTCGGTTTTGGGTCTATAATCAATGTCGATTATAATGCACTCAGGGAAGCCTTGGAAGGTGTCCGAACTATGTTTGGCGGTTGTGGTATGAAATTCGCATTGCCGATGATTGGTGCTGGTCTGGGAGGCGGCAATTGGCAGAAAATCAAGGGAATTATTGAAGATGTTTTCAAGCAGGAAGATGTGACGGTGATAGAATATGATTCAAATTGATAAAACAATAACCACACAAAAGATATTAACCCAAGAGTTTTTCATACATAACGATACAAAAAATAATCATCATAAGTTAGTCAATTGTCGCATGATAATTGCTGGTAGCAGAACGATAACATCAAAAGAAGTCATAGACAGAATCCCAGAATTATGTGGTTTATACAACGTCAGCCCAAAAATGATTTTATCTGGATGTGCTCGTGGAGTAGATAGACTTGGTGAACAATGGGCTAATAAAATGAATATTCCAATAGAAAAATATCCAGCAAAATGGGATTCATTCGGCAAGGCTGCTGGTCATATGAGGAATAACGAAATGGCGGCCAATGGTGACGTTTTGTTCCTTATTTGGGATGGGAAGTCACCCGGATCAAAACAAATGAAATCTGCGGCATTGCAGCGCAACCTAATAGTGTTTGAATTGATCGTTTCTTTTGAGAATAAAACATTCAAATTAATAGATAACGAAACGATGAAAAATGCTATCCTTAAACGACTGGTAATTAAAAATGGTTATTGTCCATGCAACACAGCAACAACAGATGATTTTAAATGCCCTTGTTTAAAAATGAGAACATCTGGTACCTGTTGTTGTGGTCTATATGTAGAAAGCTGAATAATAAAGGGGCTAGATGACATCTAGCCCCTTTATTATATATTGTTTATTTAATCAAACCAGCTTTCTTTTTCCATGATGAAATGACAGAAACACCAACACTAAACATTTTTGCTAATGTGGTAGTTGTTATGTTTGGGTGCATTTCAATCACTCTTAACATTTCTTTAATACGATCGACTTTGATATTTGCTGATTTAACGCCGGGCATTTAACTATCCTTATAAAACGTCAGCATTTCTTTCATTTTCCGGTTTATAACAACAACCAAATCTTGACCACATCGAGGACATACATTAAAAATTTCAATCATGGTCGTTTTGTCATCATCCGTAATCATATTTGTCGGAAACAATGGAATTGTGTAGTGTTGTCCTGTTTCGTCTTTGTAATGTTTAAGACCAATTAAGCACAAATGTTCGCATTGTTTATCACTTTGTTTAACTTTATTCGTTAATTCATTCATGTTTCATATTCCTTTCTTTCAACATAGCATCGGCCATTCTATAACAAAACCGCGCAAGAATCTCTATTGATGTTTTATCAAATTCTTGTGGGATCGACAACACAGACACAAGAGCTTTTCCAGCAAAATAATCACGCAATGAAATTCCTTTATTCCAACTTGTATGCTGATAACCACCTTGTTTTGTTATCTCTTTCATCCGTTCCATTTCATCCATTATATTCACCAACACTACTTTTTAGTGATATATCTATTACGTCACAAACCAAATGTAAAAATAACATATATGCTTCTTGTATTCTTGCTGTTATTTCACTATTCATCTTATATTCAACTTCAACAAAATCATTAGGACAAAAGCCATTTTTCCCTGTAATACCGATAGTTATCATATTTTTTTCGGCTGCTATTTCCAATGCTGTTAATATGTTCTTACTTTTTCCAGATGTAGAAATAGCGATTAATATATCCCCATCATTACCAAGAGCACGGATTTGTCTAGCAAAAATATAATCGAATGAAAAATCATTACCACATGCTGTTAATATAGATGTGTCTGTGTTCAAAGCGATTGCTGGTAATGCCATTCTTTTTTTGTCAAATTTTACAACGAATTCGGCAGCAATGTGTTGTGCATCCGCAGCGGAACCGCCATTACCACAAATCATTATTTTATTACCAGCTTTAAATGCATTCATGATAAGAGCAGCACAATTCAAAATATCACCAATAAAAATGCCATCTACTGTATTTTTATGATCAAATATTTTTTCTTGTAGCATGTTTTTAAACGACAACCCATCAAAGAATTCCGGTGGGGTTCCTTTATTCATATCATCAACCAATTTATTTATGTGTTCCAGTTTGCTTTTAATCTCAGACCATTTAGCGTTCAATTTAAACACTCCTTAAAGAAGAATATCCTCATTATAACATATATAATGAGGATATTGCAAGAATTTATTTATTGTTAGTCAGCCGTGAAATAGACCTTTTCTTTCTTCATCGTCATGATCAGGGTGCGTCCGTCCTTCTCATAAACAAAGTCTGTTCCATCGACTTTAAAGCCCTCAAAGCTGTCACCGGTGATGATCTTTGCCATCTTTGCGGCACACAAAGCACCACGCAGTTTAAATAGTTCCGATTTCACAAATTTAAGTTGTTCATTCAGAAAATCTCTGGTTCTTACAACTGCTTTATCTATTTCAATACCGCAGTTATTAACCTTTGTCATGAATTCCTTGTGTGTTTTGTTCATCAGTTCAATCACAGGGGTTGGTTTTTTACCATCTGGGATTGTGATAGCGTCTTCAACCTTCGGTATTGATTTCATACCTTTGAATGCAAATTCAAAGCTTCTGGCCTCATAGAAATCGCATTCAGATGCCGCAGCACTTGACTTACCAACACCAGCATATGAACCAGATTTTTCAAGACCATGTTCAGTCAATACCTGTATCTGTTCAGCAGTTTTACCTTCAAATATACCAACTTTATTCTGAGCGGCAGTTGCTTTTTCTTGGAATTTATCAAGATAATAGTTGATACATTTCTGTCTGTATTCATATCGCTGTATGTCAGAAACAATGTTGAACAGATTATCTGCGGTTACTGCTTCGTTGTAAAGAGCATTGATAACAGGAAGTTTATTGAAGTTGATCTTTACAAGAACATATTTGCAGTTGTGGTTTTTGCCAAACTCATTAACGAATTTTGTATCTGTCTTTAACAATTCACAAACCTTTTTCTTTGACTGTATTGTTTTGTACAAAGATTCTGGCATCAAAACAACAGCTTTTTTGATGTTCATATGACCATCTTTAATAAAGGTATGATTTCTGTAAATAAACGATTCAATCTCATGTGGTAATCCAACACGATCAGCAGCAGCCGGTGTCAGCTTAACAACACCATTTATCTTATTACGCAAGCTGAGATTGGCCTTGTCTTTGTTATAAACAAAATCAGAAAATGGAGTTGTAACAGGGTCTTTTGAATATTTGAAATAGTTGGTAGATTCATCAACTTTTTTACCAATTCTTTCATATTCCTGTGCTTCTTTGTGGAACGGCATATAATAAGCATCATTAGTTGCCAACATATTCATTAAATCCATTACACAGAATGCGTCTTTCGCCGGTAGATAATTTTCGACAATTCCATCCCGATTTCTACCAGCAGGACTAAGTGCAGCAAGTTCCAATTTTTTCTGGTGTTCTGCACTTTCATCGAATGTAAATGATGATAAATGTGAATCAATCAACGCCTTATCGCCGATTTTCGCCAGAACATCAAGAGAGGATTTTCGATAATTGGCGTAAAACAAACAATTTGCATAAGCATACAAGAAGTTTGTAATTGTTGGTGTTTGGGCTTCTATGGTGATGTTTTTGCTATTGAACATTTCCCCATTATATTCGAAATCAAATTCCTTGTTTCCTACAATGAAAAATTGGTTTTTGTTTTTGTCCAAACGATCAAGATGTACACCATCTGAATGTATTTTGACAAATTTTCTATTAAGGTAAACACAGACAACATCATCTGGGTATATAATGTCTACCTTTTCAACCCGACCACCAACAATTCTTTCAAAGTTATTCTGGAAAATACTTGAATATTCTGCTATCTGGCTTGAGTGAGCAAAAATACCAAACTGAGAAAGTGCTGCGAGGTCTTTGAGAAATTTCTGGTTGTAATAAGATGAATATCCAATAGTATTGAAAGCAATTAACTTTCCAACAAATTCTGAAACAATTTTGAGCGTTCGTTGTTCTTCTGCTTCTTTGCCACGACTACAAACAGCTTCACCATCTGTAAACAATGTAACAGAAATATTTGGATTGAGAGCATACAAGTCATTTACAATTTCTTTCACTTCGTTCATTGGATCACTGAAACAAGTATAAGCAATTGTTGATTTCAATGAATCCAATAATTTAACAAGCTCCGGGCTGTTCTTTGCTCCCTTAACAAGAGTTTTGTATTGGCCTTCAGACGAAAACCAGACAACGGAAACAATATCATCCTTACCCATAAGGGTTAGAGTATGTTTCACCTGCTCTACCAAATTGGCTATCTCATAACGCATTGAACCAGAACGATCAATTACATGAATATGATGAACAGAATCGAGAGATTTCCCTTCGACTATTGATACATCTTCATTTTCGTCCTGATTTATTGTTACAACACGTAACTTTTCACCAAACAAATCAATTATGTTTTTATAAAGACGCATTTAAAGAACTCCTTTTAGTTTAAAGATTATAAGAAGATTAACATAAACATAAAACTTTGTCAAGGATTATTTCTTGCGCTTCTTTCGGCATCTAACTTTCGGCGTTCATATCGGTTTCTTGGACTATTGTATTCTTGAACAGGATCGGGGAATCCAAACAGACAATTATTTTTCTATTACCCATTAATTATTCTCAACTATTTGTAGATATTCTTCCCATTCTCCAACTTCATACCAACCACGCTTTGTGAATATTATCAGTCTGTCATTATTTTTTAGTGAAACATCATATTCCATATCCTTTCTAAGAATAAGACCATTTCCTGTATAATCTTTTAAACAAATTGCCTTTTTATGTATCATATGTTGTGTTATATAAACTGCATTTTTTGAAGTTTAGTTACTGGTAATTTACATCTATATTTTTTTGCGATTTCTACAAGTTTCCAAATAGTAATTGCGGTTTCTGTGTCGATCCTAATTCCAATTAGTCCTGTTTCTTCTGCACTGTAACAAAGTGACATAATACTACTTTCTAAACCACTACTTTTATGAATTTTTGTAAGTTCAAGTTCTTTTTTAATGCTCTTTCTACATTATCCATTTATTTTATCCTTATCC